ACGCAGGGCGAGCGTTATCTGGAGCTGGCAGAGAAACGCGAGGCCAATGAGTCGTTTGTCTATGGCTGGATGAAAGCGCGCGTTGGTTTGTAAACGTACTGGCAAAGGTCGTTGCGGCGGCCTTTTTTATTACTCAAAAAAAACGAAAGAACGGAGGTACGTATGTACGCACTGAAAAAAATCACGGTAACGACAGACGGGCGGCAGGTTGAGGAGGTACATGTTCTGGGGGATATGTATCGTCTGGAATTTTACCCGCACAATACTTACCTTGCTGCTCAGGTGGAGTATTTCCGGGATGGAAATATGCCATGCATTTCGGTGGAAAAAACGGATGAAGCCTACATCACCACGCTGGCGGGTGACACGGTGCGTTGTATCTGTCGCGGTGACAGTAAAGCCAGGAATGAAATAGCCAGATGCCGCACCCAGGACAGTAAATAAAAAAACAAAACCCCGGCTGCGGGAACAGTCCGGGGTTTTTAGTTTTCACGCCATGAAAAGGAATAATGGGTTGCAAAACAGCATGAGGTTCAGACATGCAGACAAAGATTAACACAACGAAAGATAAATTTGGAGATGATCTGATGATAAAAGCAGAAACCACTCCGCAGGGTGCTGATGATGCCGCCAAAATCATCGCGGTATGCCGTGGCATCAGGCACATACTGACGCCAGTTGCATGGATTATTTGTACCGCACTGGTTGTATACACAACAATTTATTTAAACAGATGAGTGCTGATTTTATTCGGGCTACAGCCTTTGCAATTCGCCTTGTGGCGATCGCTGTTCTGATTTTGGCTGTGCGTTGGTGGTGATATGAAGCGAAAACACTGGACACACAGAATGCCGCGAACGGCGGCGAAATGGGCACTGGTAGCGATACTGGTGCCTTTTTTATTGGTGGGATGCGTCAGCCTGGATAAGGTGCGCCAGCTTTTCGATGCAGCCTCTCAGGTCTGTGAAATTGTCGACGGTGTCCGGCAGTGTATGCAGAACAGATCGCCTGTAATAGCAGAATATTTTGCTGAAAAATGAAGGGTGCGCCTGCGTCCGGAAAGCATGAAATTCTGTGTTTGTGGCTATTCAATAAAATAAATTCTTTCTGTCGCCGCGAATACTCAAATGTTGATCAGCGCCCGGTGCGGCGACGGGCTTTGATATCAGGAGACGATAATGGAAAGAACAGAAAATAAACCGGTTGCAATTGGTGCTGATGCTGCTCCGTTTAAGTTTGAGTTGTCTCAACTGGTGGAGATGCGCATCAGTGATGAATGGGGTGAGGTTAAAGCCCGCGCGCAGTATGCGGATGGCGAAAACCAGTACTTGATCCACTACAAAGCAGCTGATGGTCGCGCCACGACGCAGTGGTTTGGTGAGTCAATGCTGGAAGCAACAGAAGATGATCGTCATCCGGGTTGTCCGGTATTTGCCGGCATGGAATTACCGGAAGGTGCGGTTGTTACAGAGTAACAGACATTACAGCAGCCCTTCAGCGAGGGGCTGCTGTAATGTGAGAAATAAAAAACCGGTCACAGGGAGCAGCTACACAGAACCGGCTGGCGAAGACCGCCAATACCACCCATGCTTCAGTAAAACATACATATGACATTAGCTGGTATTGATGTAAATGCAACGTGTGCATCAACGAAAAATAAAAAACCGGCAGGGGAAATCCATTGAGATTTGCCGGTGGCGAAAGATAGCCATGTTTTTAACCTTAGTCGCAGAGTGACGGAGTGCAACTACGAATGCTACTGGTAAATGGCTGAATGGCGTTTCAATGATGTGCGTCATCTTGTCTGTAAATGTTAATGATAAATGCTCTCATTTTGGCGGGTCCTTCCGGTGGGGTACCCTCGCCACGGGGCGGCAGCGGCGCGGATTTTCGCTATTTATGAAAATTTTTCGGGAAAAAGCGTGTCGGTACTTCTCGTGTATAACTCATTGTTTTTTCATCAATCACATCCGTAAAAGGTCCGACATGAAAGTGCCCGAAAAAGACGTTTTTGAGCACTTCCATGTCGGACCCTGCATTTAATATGGAAATGTTTTATGAAGGTTAATAAAAAGAAGCTCGCGGAAATTTTCAACGTGGATCCACGAACGATTGAACGCTGGCAGTCTCAGGGGCTCTCTTGTGTCTCTGGTGGTAGTAAGGGGGTTGAATCTGTATTTGATACCGCCATGGCAATTCAGTGGTATGCGCAGCGCGAAGCCGATATTGAAAACGAAAAACTCCGCAAAGAGACCGAGGATTTGCGTGCGGCTGCGGAATCAGATTTACAACCCGGCACCATTGACTATGAGCGCTACCGACTCACAAAAGCACAGGCTGATGCACAGGAACTGAAAAATGCCCGCGAAGAAGGGCTGGTACTGGAAACGGAATTGTTTACCTTCATTCTGCAACGTGTGGCACAGGAGATTTCGGGGATACTTGTACGTGTGCCGCTGACATTACAGCGTAAATATCCGGATATTTCACCGTCACACCTTGATGTGGTGAAAACTGAAATCGCAAAAGCCTCCAACGTTGCAGCTAAAGCTGGTGAGAACGTAGGCGGGTGGATTGATGATTTCAGACGCACAGAAGGCAGCTAATGCAGCCGGTGCGATAGCAACAGGGCTTGTATCTCTCAATATTCCGGTACCACTGACGACAGTTCAGTGGGCTGATCAGCATTATTATCTGCCAAAAGAGTCTTCATATACTCCCGGGCAATGGGAAACACTGCCGTTTCAGGTTGCCATCATGAACAGCATGGGGAATGACCGGATCCGCACCGTTAATCTGATTAAATCGGCGCGTGTTGGTTACACCAAAATGCTGTTGGGGGTGGAGGCTTATTTTATTGAACACAAATCCCGTAACAGCCTGCTTTTTCAGCCGACAGATTCTGCGGCAGAAGATTTTATGAAATCCCATGTCGAACCAACGATAAGAGACGTTCCTGTATTACTGGAGCTGGCTCCGTGGTTTGGCAGAAAACATCGGGACAACACGCTTACCCTGAAACGTTTCTCCTCCGGTGTGGGATTCTGGTGTCTGGGCGGAGCTGCTGCCAAAAACTACCGTGAAAAATCTGTGGATGTGGTCTGCTATGACGAACTCTCCTCGTTTGAACCGGATGTGGAAAAAGAAGGTTCACCAACTCTGCTTGGCGATAAGCGTATCGAAGGTTCGGTATGGCCTAAATCCATACGCGGCTCAACGCCCAAAATTAAAGGTTTTTGCCAGATTGAAAAAGCCGCGAACGAATCTGCACATTTTATGCGGTTTTATGTGCCATGCCCTCATTGTGGTGAAGCCCAGTATCTGAAGTTTGGCGATGATGCGACAACCTTTGGCCTGAAATGGGAGAAGGGCAAGCCGGAGACGGTGTATTACCTGTGTGAACATAATGGCTGCGCGATCCGTCAGTCGGAACTTGACCAGACCGACGGGCGGTGGATTTGTGACAATACCGGGATGTGGACGCGTGACGGTCTGACATTTTACAGCGCCGGTGATGAGGAAATCCCGCCACCGCGCTCAATCTCGTACCACATCTGGACGGCATACAGCCCGTTCACCACCTGGGTACAGATTGTTTATGACTGGCTTGATGCACTGAAGGATCCGAATGGCGTCAAGACGTTCATTAACACCACGCTGGGGGAGCCTTATGAAGAGGCTGTGGCAGAAAAACTGAGCTTTGAGTTATTGCTGGAAAAAGTCTGCCACTATGATGCGCAGGTTCCCCTGCGGGTGGTTTACCTGACCGCAGGGATCGACTCTCAGAAAAACCGTTATGAGATTTATGTCTGGGGCTGGGCTCCTGGCGAAGAAGCTTTTCTGATTGACAAGCAGATCATCATGGGGAGACCGGAAGATGAGGACACCCTTAAACGCGTTGATGCCGTGATCCGGAAAAAATACCGTCATGCAGATGGCACTGAAATTTCCATTTCCCGCGTCTGCTGGGATACCGGTGGTATTGACCAGGACATTGTGTATCAGCGATCCAGAAAACACGGCACTTTTTTTGTGCTCCCCATCAAAGGGGCGTCGGTGTACGGCAAGCCGGTGATCACCATGCCAAAAAAGCGAAACCAGCGTGGGGTGTTTTTGTGTGAGGTGGGTTCCGATACCGTCAAGGAAATGCTGTATGCGCGTTTTGCCCTGCCGGTGGTATCTGCCAGTGAAGTCGCACCGTATACCTTCCGTTTTCCGGATAACCCGGACATTTTTTCTGATGTTGAAGCTAAACAACTCGTGGCAGAAGAGCTGGTTGAAAAAGTTGTGAACGGGCGGGTGAAACTCCAGTGGGATGCCAGAAAACGGCGTAATGAAGCTCTGGACTGTCTGGTGTATGCCTATGCAGCGCTGCGCATTTCCGTTCAGCGGTGGCAACTGGATCTGGATGCACTGGCCCGCGCCAGAAGAGATGAACAGGACGACGATGAAATGACTATTGAAGAAATCGCGGCTGCTCTGAGTGGAGGATAAGTGATGATTTATACGCATGAAATGCTATGCGATGCCCGCCGGGCGTTACATGAACTGATGATCGGACGTGCTGTGGTTTCCGTCAGCAAGGACGGGCGTCAGGTTCAGTATTCGCGGGCGACAATTGGTGAACTGCGTCAGTATATTGAAGAGCTGGAAAGTGCGCTGGGTGTATCCGGACGGCGTCGTGGCCCGGCAGGAGTGGGGCTGTGAACGGGGAACTGGTGGATATTCATGGGCAGCCTTTACGGCAAAGCATGGGATATTCTGGTGGTGGTTCCGGGTTCGGTGGGCAAATGGCAGAATGGCTGCCTGCACCGGAAAGTGCCGACGTGGCGCTCTTACCTTCCATTCATCTGGGTAACGCCCGCGCGGATGAGCTGGTCCGTAACAACGGTATTGCATCGAATGCAGTGGAAATTCATAAGGATCATATTGTCGGGCACATGTTTCGTCTGAGTTACCGTCCCAACTGGCGCTGGCTGGGGATGTCGGAAGCAGATTCACATGCTTTTATTGAAGATGTTGAGGCGGCGTGGATGGAATACTGCGATCCGGTGTTTGGTACGATGGATGTGGAAGGGCGTCGTTCGTTTACCGAATTCATTCGTGAAGGGGTGGGGGTCCATACGTTTAACGGTGAAATTTTTGTCCAGCCCGTATGGGATGCGGAATCCACGTCATTATTCCGGACGAAATTCAAAACCATCAGCCCGAAGCGTGTCAGTACACCCGGTTATGGTACCGGCGATCGTTTTATGCGTGCCGGGGTGGAAATAAACCGACACGGAAAAGCGCTGGCCTACCATGTTCAGGATGATGACTGGCCCGGCTACGGTGTCAGTAAATGGACACGAATTACGGCAACACTGCCTTCCGGACGACCGGGAATGATCCATGTGTTTCAGCCACAGGAAGACGGGCAGACCCGCGGGGCCAACCAGTTTTATTCTGTAATGGAGCGTCTCAAGATGCTCGACACACTGCAGGCCACGCAACTGCAGTCGGCGGTGGTTCGCGCCATGTATGCCGCCACGATTGAATCCACACTGGATTCGGAAAAAGCGTTTGAATATATCGCCGGGGTGGGAGATGGAGGTAAAAATCCCCTGAACACCATCATGAAAGGCTACGCGCGTTATTACGCCACCAATACGGTAAAACTGGGCGGGGTCCGTATTCCGCATCTTTACCCGGGAGATTCACTGAATCTGCAGACAGCCCAGAATGCGGATAATGGTTTTTCTGAACTGGAAAAGCGCCGGGATCGCTGGGCGTCTTTCTTGCCGGAGGAACGGTTGTTCTGGCGGCCGATCCCAGCGCCACGCTTTGCTTCCCATTGATTGAAAAACATCAGGTGAACGTCACCGCGCTGGTGCCACCGGCAGTCAGCCTGTG